ATCATTTACCGGCACAAAAAGAGGTTATTGAGCAAGAGATTGCACAGTTACTAGCCAGAGGTGAAGAAGACGTTGTGCAGCTAGAATACTACTCTCGCCGCATATCTGGTGGTAAGCGAGCAATATTTCCAATGTTTGACAAAGATAAGCACATATTTGCCCATGACGAGCTATATAATAAAATTAAGCGAGATGTAAAAAAATTAGATTGGTATATAATAAAAGACCCGGGCACGGTCACCTGCTTTGGCGTATTAATTGCAGCCATAAATCCATACAGTAAGGAGATATACATATTAGATGAGATATATGAGACAGACCAGAGAGAAACCAGTACAAGGAAGATATATCCACGATCAGAAGCAAAGGCGCTGGAACTGTATCCCGGCTCAAATATACATGACGACTTTATCAAAACTGCTGACGAGGCTGCTGCTTGGTATATGAACGAAGTCATGGATCAGTTTGGCGTATATTTCTCACCAACAAGTAAGAACCATAACAAAAAAGAAGACGGTATATCATTAATTAAAGATATTATGCTATTTAATCTTATACAGATAAGCGATAGATGCACAAACTTGGCTATAGAAATAGATAAGTATGCACTAGACGATAGAGGCAATATACCTAAGAAGCATGACCACTTAATAGATTGCCTAAGATACTTACTTGCTGCCGCCCATTACAACATGCATGAAATGCTGGAGGCAGTAAGAACTAGATCGGATAGAGATACTATACAGAAGAACAGATTTAGAGACCCGGGCTTTGAGGACGAGGAGCCGAAAGACTGGATGGCTAACGTATTTAAGGATTGGACTTGATTTTTTCTATTAACATGTACTATAATCGTACTAAATCAGGAGGCAGGGTATGGAAATAGGACTCATATATGGGGCAGTGATTGCCTCGCTTTTTTTAGGGGTTATATCACTCCTTTTAGGGGTAGTTGCCCTTATAAAGATAATAGCTGCGGAAAAAGCTACCCATACGGTACAAATGGTGCCCGTAGACGAAGAGATTGATAGAGCCAATCAAGATTTTATAAATAATTGGGCTACAAGCGAAGAAGCTATAAAAAGAGAAAGAAAATTATACCAAGAGGAACTAGAAGAAGATATGCCTGAGTTCGCTCTTAACGATGAAGATAAAGAAACATTTAGTTTATAAGGAATAATTAATGTCTACACATGACTTATTTGACGAATTAGAAGATTATCAGCTAACCGAAGAGGTTAAGCCATTTTACAAAGTATTTAACAAAGAAAACGATAAAGAACTTCTGTCTTGGTTAGTCCAAGTCAAGAATGCGCTCATCCATAACGCAAAGACCCGAACACTAGATCAGCGAATGAATTTAACAGCCTACCGTGGATTAAGCCTTAATAGATGGGATCGCAGAAAAGACTACAATGGACTAAAAAGAATGCAGAGAGCTAATAAGTTTATTATTAACCATCTGCGTGACTTGACTGAGACTAAAGTATCACAAATGACCCGACTAAAACCCGCAGTTGAAGTTCTTCCCTCGAATGGGGAATATGAAGATCGCGCAAGTGCTAAAGTAGTCGGGTTACTTATTCGACATTTATTTTACATAAATAACATTGACTTCATGGTGCAACAAATGCATAGACATGCTCGTATTTTTGGCGAGTCATTTTTGTTTATAGACTATGATGAGACTAAGGGAGACTTAGACCCATTGTATGTAGAAGCTAGAAACGAGGGCATAGATAGCATTGAGTTGCCAGACGGTTCTGTACATGACATGAAGAAGCCATTAAAGACTGGTGACGTATCTTACGACTTAGAATTACCTTGGCGAGTATTAATGCAAAGAAAGCTTAAATTAGAAGACGTAGAATACTCGTTTAGAATAAAGGTTGAAGAAACAGAAACACTAAAAGAAAAATATCCAGACAAAGCCAAATTGATTAAGAAAGAAGAAGACTTAAAAATGTTTGACATCGAAGATTTAGAGGATAGATTCTTAGAAGATCATGTTGTAGTATATGAATTTTACCATAAAAGAGTAGCAGACAAAGTGCCCGAAGGTGCCTTTATAAGATTTACTGATTCAGTAATACTAGATAAGGAACTAAATAAGTTTCAGCACGATAAATTAAATTTTGTAAGGCTTACAGACCAAGATGTGCCAAATGTACTAAACGGCGTGTCTGCTTATGAAAGTATATTACCCTTACAAAAAATGTATGACAATCTTTCTACACTAATTGCTAAAAATATTTATTTAACCGCACATGCCAAGTGGATGATGCCTAGAGGCGCGGCTAAAATTGAGCAATTAGGTAATGACAATACAATAGTTCAGTATCAAGGCGGTATCGCACCTCAGTTAGTACAGGTTATGCCAAACCCGCCAGAAGTATATAGCTTTAGAGAGGCAATTAAACAAGATATGCAAACCGTCTACGGCTCCCAAGGAATAAGTCGTGGGGAAATTCCAAAAGGAATTACGGCTGCATCTGCGCTTCAGTTCCTAAATGAATTGGAGAATGAGAGGAATAGTACCGATATTTCTAAGCACTCTTTTCTGGTTCTCGACATCGCAAAGATGTCTGTAAGCGTAGCTGCGGCTAACTACAGGATTGATGATGGAAGAATGGTACGCATAGTAGGGCAAGATAATAAACATTTAATCAAGCATTTTGACGTAGCTAACCTGCACAAGTCATATGATATTAGATTTGATAACTCTACAGGGCTGCCTGAGACTAAATCTGCTAAAATCCAGAGAATTATGGATACAATGCAGCGTAACCCTAACCTATTTGCTCCCGAGCGATGGGAAGAGTTGTTAGACCTTGGGGACGCAAACAGAATGGTCAAGTTAGCAACAGCGGCAGTGCAAGCAGCGGACTCTGAGAACGAAGATATGTTAGCAGGAGAGCCTGTAGGTATGCCGGAGGACTGGGAAGATCACATTTCTCACTGGCGCTCACACAGCGCGGCTATTCAGTCCAGAGTATTTAAAGAAGAAGCCCCTCCAGCGGTAAAACAGCAGTTTAAAATACATTTACACGTAACTGAGCAGCTTATGTTAGAAAAAGCTAAGACTAACCCATTGTTTCAAGCAAAGTTAGCAGAGCTACAAAACTTTCCCATATTCTTTCATGGTGATATGGACGCACCGTTGTCTGCACAGCATCAGGAAGCCATGGTTCAAGGGCAATCTAACAGAGGCGAGGCTGTAACAGGGCAAATACCGGGACAGTCTATAGAAGATAAGGAAAGAGAAAGTAATTCTTGATTTATAATTTAGAATGTACTATTATGGTACTAATGTGGAGGATTTATGAGTGACGAGGTTAATTTTGGTGCCGACCAAAGTTTTGACGTTTTTGATGAAGTAGTAGAGACAGGAGATTTTGATGTTAGTGACGAAAGCAGTGGTGAAGAAAGTAGCAGTGGAGATAATGAAAGCGTTGATAGTAGTGGGGATCAAGTTAGTGACGGTGAAGATAGCAGTGTTGCAGAAGATATTGCAGATGTTGAAGAAAGTGCAGAAGAAGTAGAAGCGGATGAGGAGAGTGAATCTGAAGAAGCCGAAGAAGAGGAATCAGAATCACAAGAAGACGAAGAAGATCAAGCAGAAGCAGACAGTGAGAGCGAAGACGGAGAAGATGACCAAGGATCAAGTGCTGAGTTGGTTGAAGCAATTGAAAGCGGAACGTTAGAGATTGAACTTGGAGAAAACACCGTAACTCTAAAAGAGTTGAAAGACGATTTTATTGGTAGACAAGAAGTTGCTAGACGTTTTTCAGATTTAGATGTGCAAAGGAAAGCACATGATCGTGATGTAGAGGAGATTGAGACCTACATTAACGATTTTGCAGGGCTTATGCGAAAAGGTGATGCCATGGGAGCAATGTCTTACTTTGGCACATTTTCTGGCATGCCGCCACATCAGGTTAAAGAGGCGTTAATAACGCAACTCGGTCCTGAGATTATTAGACGGCAACAAATGACCCCGCAAGAAATTCAGGCTGAGTATTTGCAGGCTGAGAACAGTTTTTTACAAGGACAACGAGAATCTGAAGCCAAGATTAGAGAGGAGGAGCAAGCCCAAGTCGCACTCCAAGACTCGATTCGGAATCTTCGGGAAACTCATAATATACAAGAACAGGAATATCGAGAAGTTGAACATGAGCTTCGAGAGACTCTTGAGCAGGGAGAAGAATTGACACCGGAAACAGTAATAGAGGGCGTACAGTTTAAGCGCGACTTTATTCTAACGGAATCAGTTTTTAGCAACTACTCAGGGCAACTTAGTGAAGAGAATGGTGAAATGTTTTTCGATAGTTTGTTGGATGTTAAACAAAAATATCCACACTTTACGGAAGAAGATTTGAAGGTAGTAGCCGAGTCTGCGCTTGCGCAAATAAAGCAATCTTCTGTTAAAGAAAAGTTAACAAAAAAGGTGACTGAAAAGAAAAAGATTCAGTCTAAGAAAAAACAATCATCCCAGATTCAAGAATCGGAAGAGATTGATCCGGAGCTTGAAGACTGGCTATAAAAGGATAGAATATGTCAAGTTGGACCTATACCGCTTCAAACGAAGCAAACCTAATGAAGATCAAATATGCTAGATTGATCGAAAAACAATTTAATATGGAAAACCCTCTTTTTGGTAGAATTAAGAAGTCTCAAGACTTTGTTGGTTCTCAAAAAGATTACCCAGTAGTACAATCTATTGGTGGTGGTGTTGGAGCTGGTTCTCTACCTACTGCTAATGAGAACAAAATTAGCAAAGCTTCTCTTTTGACTAAGAAACTTTACGCTACTGTTTCTATCGACAGAGAAACTATGAAAGCTGCTAAAACTGACGAAGGTTCTTTCGTTAGAATGACTAAATACCCAGTAAAGATTGC